ATATCACTCTGTTGTGCTGCTTGCCAATCTTTGAGAAAGTCCTCATATGTTACTTCACCCTTAGTCCAAAAATCTATCTTAGCAAGTGTTGAAGGTTTTGGAAACCTATTGCCAGCAATGATACGACACACCCCTGCTGGAGAGAGTTTAATTTTACGAGCAAACTTAGCCTGAGAAATACCTTCTCTTTTTAATTTTTTTATTAATCTCATGTTACATCTCCTTACTGTATATTTTTTACTACCATAGTGTTGACAGTTAATCAATAGGTTGATACTGTCGGATGTAAAAGCAAAACTGGAGAAGTTAATTAATGCAACATGATACACCATAATACAGAAAGTTTTTCGGAGCTACACACAACAGCGCATCTGGCGCGACACAACCGTTAGACGAACACATCCTTAAATTAAAACTGAGAAAAGACTACGATATGTACTTTCCGTTTGCAGCCAAACCCAGAGCTGGACAGATAGTACAACTAGCCTGTGATTTACATCTTGGCCTTGATGGATACAGCCCTATACAAGGACAGAAACAAGGCATCGATATAGACTTGGCTATTAGAAAAGCAATGACCGAGTTTATGACATATCAACCACGTTCTTTTGACGATGGCAAAGATGCAGAAGAGTACCAAGAAATCAAGAACCATATTCCTGTGATGGTGCATCATGCAGTGCAAGGCTTGCAAGAATACTTTGATGGGTGTGAAATGGAAGGCGAGTTTCAGCGGTGGCATGAAGTAGATGGCATTGATGTACCGACCATGTTGTTCTTAGACTTTGCTGGAGATGGTAAGCAGCTTGATTTAAAATGCAGTTTTCCAGTGCGTAATCCACCTCGTAAGGATGGCACACGTAGTTGGCGCATACCTAAACCAAAGACCGAACCAACTCAACAGCAGATAATGCAGCAAGCGGTGTATTGGAAGGCCACTGGTTATACACCTGGATTACTTTTTGTAACAGCAGACGGATATAATATCTGCACACAGGAAAACTGTCAGGCATTGTCATTTAATAATTTGGAAGTTGCGTATCAGGAAGTTGTTTCCAGATGGCGCATTATACAGAATTTGTTGAGAGCTGCCAATGGCTCATGGAAAAATCTTTTCGGGCTAGTATACCCAGACTTTCAACAGATAGGGGCATGGCATGGCCCTGAGATACTTAAAATTGCTAAACACGAATGGAGTTAGAGATGCAAGAACAAATACTATCAGCAAAGGATGTTGCTAAACTATTAAATGTAAACAGAAATGTTGTTTACTATCAGGTTAAATCTGGCAGCTTGCCAGAACCTAAAATGAAAATGCGTATTAATAAAACTGGAGCGCATAGTTATATGTGGAAACGCTCTGAGTTAGAGGCTAGCCCTTACTTCAAGAAAGCCTCGTCAGCTCATCAAATGAGCATCCAAGAAAGGACAGAGGAATTGCAAAAAGAACTCAACATAAAACCCGAAAAGAATGTAAGTCGGCACGACTCAAGCATAGAAAATTTATATGAAATGGTCGGTGACAATGAATTGCTTAGAGATGCGATTGAAATGCGAGTCGATAAGCTAGAACAAAATGTAAAGATACTTCAATCAATTTATGAATTATTAAAACAGAAGAAGGAGAAGAAGTGGTGGCAGATTTAAAGGAAGCAATGGCAAAGGTTGCCGAGCTAAATAAAAGTCATGGTGTTAAACAACGTGGCGGTAAAATGTACACACAAGTCGTGCATCGAATGGAAGCATTTAGACAGGTATTCGGTACAGAATTTGGAGTTGACACAACGGTTCTAGTAGATGATGGTAATAAGGTTGTTATTAAAGCTATCATTACAAACTCAGATGGTATGGTGATTGGCTCTGGTATGGCTGAAGAAATACGAGGAGTAGGACACGTTAATACCACATCCGCATTAGAGAACGCAGAGACTTCTGCTATTGGTAGAGCATTAGCATCGATAGGCTTGGCTGGCGGTGAATACGCATCAGCTAATGAGATGGATGCAGTGCCTCGCAAAACAGAAGCATTAGAAAAGAAGGAGATTAAACAAGCAGAACAAAACAAGCCAGCAGTTAAAATGGCTGACCAAATAAAAGCAAGTGATGACTCTGATACAGCTAGGGAAAAGAAACTGTACCTAGAAATACAGGCTAAACTAGAGGCATGTACAAACATCAGTGATGTTAATCAGCTTTATATAAAGAACAAAGTGTTTCTTGAGGCTTTGCATAAACGAAATCCAACAAGAGCAAGACTCTTTAAAGACTTATTTTTAAAACACGAATCTAAATTTACAGGAGCATAAGATGCAAAGAGAATGGACAAAGATAGCAACAATTAAGCTATGGAAAAATGATGATGGTGGTAAAGCGATAGCGAGTAACGCATCATTCAAACCATACAGAGATGGTGCAAACCAAGACATTACATTATATGGAGATGTAAAATACTATGCACGTTTGTATGAGAACGATGATGGCACATATAGTGTAGCTCTTACTGCTCCAGCAGATGCCTTGCCAAAGGAAGATGACAAGTTTAGCATGAAGAAGGAAATGGAAAAGTCTATGGATGATGACCTAGACGGAATTCCTTTTTAGTTCAGGTAGGCGAAATCCTCCCATTGCTGCCCAGGGGGTGTGGCAAATCGCGTTCTGATGCAAGATTATGTCTTGTTAAAACTGAGCCTACCTAGCGTATACGCAGTCAAGCGCTATTGTATCGGTAAATCAGAGCAACCCCTACTAACATGAGGTAGATATGAACAAAGAAGAATTACTAAAAGCAGCGCTGGATGCAGTCACAATTAGAGGTTCTGCCTATGGCGATGCCTATACAAATCATAAACGCATAGCCGACTTATGGTCTATTATATTAGAAACAGAGGTGCGGCCTGACCAGGTAGCGCTCATGATGATAGGTGTTAAACTAGCCAGACTTATAGAAACCCCTGACCATCAGGACTCTTATGTAGATATGGCTGGGTATGCAGCTACAGGCTCACAGGTAATGAATAATGCGAAAGAAAATAAAGTGGACGAAGAGTGAACTAGCAAAGCGTAAGATAACGTGTGATTATTGTGGCAAAGAACATTATATAAAAGACGGTGGTTGGGTGATTACAGCAAGTGATAAAGTGCTATGCTGCTTTAATCATGTAAACGACTGCTTTCACAGAAACTTGGGGGAATCAGATGGTAGTAAGGAACGGAATACCGATACTGTTTAAGGACTCATCGACTATGAATCATGCGATGAAAACAACACAGTATGGCGATTTGTATTTTGTAGATAACACAAAGCAATACAGAACATTATGCAAACGATTAGCTCTTGCTAAGTTTTATTACATAAAGAAACGACTGCCCGATGGACAGAACTATAAAGTAAGAGTATTGCCTGATAAAATATTTACTATGAAGTTATAAAGATTACTTCTTCTTTTTCTTCTTCATTGGTTTCTTCATAGCTTTCTTCTTCATTCCACCACCGTAATGTCCTGGCATTATCTCTTTCCTTTCTTTGCTTTGTTTCGTTTTGATATAGCTGCCGCCTTCTTTCTTGCGTCAGATTTAGAGGACGCACCCCATGCCCTAAGCGATAATAACAACCGTGTCGGCTTGCCATTCTTCTTTTCTGGCCCTTTCATGTTGCCCATACGAGCTAAGAAACTAGCACGTCTAGGATTATCTCCTGATTTTACAGGACGTTTTAAGTTAGAGCCAGTAGTTCTTTTGAAAAATTTTCTGCCAGCCTCGTTAAGACCGCCTTTAGGATTCTGAAATCGTTTCGCTACCATCTACTTGCCTCATTCTTTCAACTAAACGTCTTGCTCTGTTTGGCACTTGTGTGTACCACTTTGAATCAACCATCTCATCCGCAGCGCCAGGCCAATCTCGTGCATCCACATTGGCCTTCATACCCCTAAATTTAGACAGTCTTGGATAGCCCAGATTAAACATCATGTTTGCAATAATTAACTGTACCTCTTCAGGTAGTTCTTTGAAGTCCTTATATAACCTATGACAATCCTCAACAGTAACAGCAATATCTAAATTAAAAGCAGCTTGTACACGACTCTGCTCTATAACAGTACCGACATCTTTTCCATATTCAGGGTCATTCTTTGTTACCAGATGCCCGATTCCAAAAGTAGGCAAACCAAGATGGTCGAGGTAAATCTCATACTTACACCCTTCATCTTCAGCCAGCTCTTCTCTTAGCTTATCTAGGTTCATTTCTTTTTCTTTTTCTTCAATGCTTTAAAGTCAGCACCAGTAATTTTGTTACGAGGCGCTGCAACTCTTGCTAGTTTCTTTTGCTTTGGTGAATATTTTGTTCCTGGCATTACTTGCTCCTTTTCTTCAATACAGATGATAAAGTCTTTGCTTGTTTTGCGTGTGACTTAGATGCTTTTTTAAGACCAGACACAACTTTTTTCACCTTTGCTCTGGTTTTGTTGTTCATAGCCATTATGTTACCTTTCTATACTTACGTGTTTTCTTTGCTATTTTTTTGGGCTGGGATACAAACTGCTTACCTTTTTTAGTTCCTCTTCGTTTAGCAGCCGTTGTGGCGGCATACTCTTGTGGCGAGAGCGCTTTAATCGCTGCTGACGGTAGATACCGTTCTCCAGTCTCACTGGATTTCTTACCACTTTTTGTTCTCCACTTCTGTTTTGTCCACTGTTTCAGGCTTCTCTGTGATTTCTTTAATGCCATTATCGATACCCACCGCCCTTTGCCTTGTATTGTTTTGCAAGCATCTGCGCTTTACGAGCAGACCACTGACCAGGCTTACCGCCTTTGCCGCCAGCTTTTATCTGCTGAAACAAACGCTTTCTCATAGTAGGTTTGGTATAGTTACCAGCCTTGTTTACTGTAGATTTCTTTTTCATTTCTTGCCCTTCCTATCAAGGAATCCTTCGACTGCACCTCCGCCAAAGTAAAAGCCTAATATAATTAACATAGCATAATTTATACTAAATTGCTCCATTACCTTTGTGACACTATCTGGATTGCCTTTGTCTAGTATGGTCATGCCTAATACAAGGACATAAGAGCTAAGAAATGTTACCCCAAACATTAATGCTAAATATCTCTGTGCGATTTTAAAAGGTGCATAGGCTGCAAGCAAATCTGTCTTAGCCCTTGCCTTTGCCTGTATTTCTTCTTCTGTTGATGTATGCATATCATCTATCAAGGACATACCTTTTGATATGACATCTCCAGAACCTAATATTTTACCAATAACCTGAAACATTATAAGGTACTCCTGTTATACCAAAGATAAAACACAAACATAAAAAAGCCAACCACTGTAATCACAAGAAAGAAAATACTAATTACTTCTACAAAATGTCTTCTGGCTTCTCTCTGTGCATATAAAGTTTCTTTTCTTTGCTTGCGTATGTCAGCTTCCATCTTGATTAATTCTTGCCAAGCGTTAGGGCCACACATACTGCTAATGAGTTTACGCAATTCATCTCTCTGGTTTTGCAGTTGTTTCTTCTGTGTAAACAGCTCCATTGCTTCTTGCTCAACTGTTTTACCATTAAATAGTTTCTTAAAAATAGGTGGGTTTTTAGCTTCGTGATGGGCGCGGTCTACATCACTTACAGCAGACATCCACCTGGATAAGTCTCTGCCCATAGACTCGATGTCTCTTCCTATAGACACACCCTTCTTTAATGCATTAAACGCTGTACCAGC